CTAGAATAATTTAAATCTAATGTTATTATATAATTATGAGTAAATATATAATAAGTAATTTAATTAGATTGATGCAACAAGTTGAAGATTTAAATGAATTAAAAACAGGTAAAGAAAAAAAGCAATATGTATTAGACCAATTAAAAATAATAATGAAATTTGATCCATTGATTGAAAGTTTAATAATAGAATTTATTGATGTATTAATACAAGTTGATAAACATACTATAACATTTAATAAAGATATTAAAACAATTAAATGTTTTGATTATTTAAAAAATTTATGTTAATATAATATATGGGTTATATTACTATTGAAGGAGAGCAATTTTATGTTGAGAGTATATATTATCATTCAACATATGAAGGTAATAAAAGATATAGAGAACGAAATAGAGATAAAATAAATGCTAGACAAAATAAAGATAGAAGAAGAAAACGTGAATTATCAGATAGTTATAAGAAATATAAAACAGAAGTTAAATGTATATGTGGTTCAACATATATAGATCCATATAATAGAAATAGACACCTTAAAACGGTTAAACATAATCGTTTTATAGAAAAAATGAATAAAGAAAATGAAAAAGAAAATGAAATATCTTGTATATTAGATTTATCAATGTTTGATACAAAAGAGGATGAAATTATACCCTTGAAACATCTTTAAGAACTTTACTATAATTATATCTATAACTTAATAATTTACATTTTTGTCCTCTTCTGTGTTTAGACATATTTGAACGCGATATAATTTTATTACATAATTTACAATTTATTCTTTCTTTTGCTCTTGCTAGATGTATTGACCTATATAGTGGATCATTTTCATATCTATCTTTAAAAGTTTGATATTTACTATTATCATATTTATATACTGTTCCTTGTTTATTAATTACTACTTTCATATTAGACATTATATATATATTATTATTATTATATATATATAGTTATTTATTTAAGTCAATTAATTTTCTTCTTCATAATAATCAAATTTAAAATCATTACATAAATATTTTTGTATTTCATTTTCTATTAGTTTAGTATTAATATTTATATACATACATCTTTTACCGTGTATTTGTTTTCTAACTGGTTTAATTTTTATTTTATCTAATTGAGTAATTAATGTTTTAAAATTATATTTAGTTCCATTATCAAAACAATAATTTTTATATTTAAATTTAATATCACCTAGTAATATATAATTATCTTTATCTTTTGTTTTTTTATAATTAGTTTCAATATAATTAATAATATATTGAAATGCTACTGGTAGATTATTGATTTTTTGTTTAGTTTTATGTTTAGTTGTATATGATGTTCTAACATTTATTTCATTATATTCTCTATTACTAAAAAATTTAAAAGCAGAATATATAAAATCATCATTTTGTATTTCTTTTTGTATTGGTAAAAAGTATTCAATATTGTTAGCATAAGTATCTTTTATTTTATGAACTGTAAATCTTCTATCATCTCCTTCAATATATACTGTTCCTGATTCGTGATTAGTATAAAACCAATATCTTGCTGAATGGTTTATTTCATATGCATCAATACCTTTTGGTTCAACTCTTTCTGTTGGTGATGTTATCTCTGCTTTTAATCTATTGTAATTTTTATATGCGCTTCCACCTACAGCTAATTCTTCAAATACTTTTAATAATTTATTACAACTTGTAGTATTGAATGGAGTATTAAAATATATTTCTGGGTTTTCTAATGATACAGTATTAGTTTTACCTATTAATCTTTTCATAAATTCTGTTAATGTTCCTTTGCCTGTTCCTTGTTTAGATATAAATAAATGGGCTGTTCCTTTTATATTTTGCGGGTCTTGTATAATATCTGCTATATGGTCTAAGAAATGGTTTAATTCTCCTTCATCATCATTAAAAAATTGAGTTTGTAAATGATTATATAATTTAGACTTAGTAAAATCAATATCTTTTTTTGGTTTGTATTCTTGATTGTCCATTGGATATCTTGTAAAAGTATTAAATACATCATCTGAATTTTCAATATATTTTGTGCTTAAATATGGTAGATATTGTATTTTAAATACTGTTTTTATTTCTCCAGATTTATTAATATGTTTTACACATTCTGATAATTCATTAAATAAATATTTAAGATTTATTTTTTTCTTTTTATTTGTTTCTTTGTTAGGGTCATATTTAGGATTAATAATATTACAATAAAATGATAATGTTTTTAATATATCATTTGTTTTACTAATAAAATAATCTTCAATAAATTCATCTTTTATTTTAATTTGTTTTTTAGTTACAAAATATTCTATACCGTTATTATCAAATACACATAGACAATTATTAATCCATTGTTTTACTTGTTCTATTTTAACTTCTTTATTTTTGAAATTTACATAATCATTATAATATTTATATGTTGGATATTTATATACTGGAACATTTATATTTGTAAAATCATATCCGACCATATCTTTTATTTTAAATTTGATATCTAAATGCAATTTAGTTTTAATATAATTACTTATTTTATTAGTATCTATATTAATATCTTTTGGTAGTAATAAACCATCAAATACAAATACTGCATTCTCTGGTTTTTGTAAATAATAAAATACTTGTTTTATTATTTTAGTTTCATATGAACACATTAATTTATTAATAAATTTAGATACAATATTATCTTGTGTTTGTGATTGTGATTTATATAAATTATAATCATCTTCATATTGTTCAATTAATTCTTTTTTAATTCTTTTCATTTCTGTTTGAAAGTTATTTAAATATTCATTTGTTTGTTCTCTTGTATTATCACTATTAATAATAATATTTATATTATCTTTTGTAATATTATATTTTTTTAATATGGTATTTCTATTAATTACGTATCTTTGAAGATAATTACAATCTACATTGTTTTCCTCGCATATATGTTTCAATATAGTGGGCATACAATTAACTATATCTAAGTCATTGTAGTATTCACTAGAAATTGATTTTCTAATTTGTGATTTCATATTTTGTAATGAAATACCCTGTGCATATAATCTACCAGATTTAACTTTATAATCTCTTTTAATTGTTCCATTATTAGACTGTGATAAATATTTTTTTAATGTAGTTATTTCAGATGTTTTGAGCTCATATGGATTATTATAAATAAGATAGTTTAATTTATCAGCATTAAATTTTTCAATTTGAGTATTCATATTATTTATAGTATATATTTATTTATTTATAAATATACATATAATTATTTCTCTAAGTCATTTTTATAAATTATAATATTTCGCCAGACTATGGGAGAGAGACAGACAGACAGAAAAATATTTTTGATTTCTAGAACACATTTTATATTTTTAGGCCACTAAAGCCACTAGTGGCCGATTTATTACGTCTTATTTTATAATAATTATATTATTATTTTATTATCATTACCCTCTATAAATTTATTAAGTGGCTTCTTTTAGTGGCTTATTTTTATAAATTTAAGTTTAAAATAAATATAATTATATATATATATATTATATATAGAGTTTGTAAAGTAGTAATTTTAACACCACTTTTAGAAAGACGAATATGATAATAATATAAAAATATTATTATTATAAATTAAGTAGCAATAGATGGTGGTATATAAAAAAAAACCATTATATAAAAAAGAAACCATAATTATTTTTTTGTCTGTCTGTCCCCCTCCCGTCCAGAACAAAGTTCTGAACCGGAGGAGTATAAAAACTCCTCACTGGCGTGATGGCAGAAAACTTCCAGTTGTCCATAGCAATCTTCCTTCCATATCATTTTGTTTTTTATTTACTAATTCTAATACTTTTTTTTTACCGTGTTTTTTTATTATTTCATCCATAGTCATTGGCGTTAATTTAGTTACTTTTTTTAATGGTCTACATGCTTTTTTTTGTGTATTATCTTGACCACATACAATTTTTTTATTATCTTTAATATATGGTTCTATTTGTATCCATTCTTCTTCTCTCCATCTACTAGTTAGTGATTTTTTTTTACCACTATATTTTCCTCCTAGGTCTTTATATTTTTTACTAATCCACATAGATTTATATGCACTAGTTTTATCTTCAAATTTCTTATCAGCTTCTTCTTTTGCTTTTTTGTATAATTTGGGGTTCAATACGTTATCAGGAATTTTTGACATTATATATATTATATTATTATAAAATATATATTTTTGTCCTAAACCGCATCGAAGTAAGCTTTAAAGACTATATTCATTGTATGAGACCCTATATCTAATTTCACGCCATTCTCATCTCTTAATACTATCCTTATAACTGATAAATTTCTAGGTTGTTCAAATACAATGCTTGCTAACTCGTCATCATTATTTTTTTTGTAACTGTATGCACCGTATGGCGTATCAACTAATGAAACAGGTTCAGCTAATGAAATCAATCCGAATCCAGCATCAACGCCATTTAAATCTGCTATATCTTTTGAATGAATATATACATTTTTATAACCTACTAAATCAGGGATACCTTGGGCATCAAAATTTAGTGATGCTGATGGTAATGGTCCTACGATACCTAATGAATTATTTAAAGGACTATCTGATGTATTGGCAAAATTATAACCAGTGATACCACCAGCAAATGTAAAATTTAATTTATTAGTGATAGGGTCTAATGTTATACTTACTGTTTCACCTGGAAGGGCAACTGTAGCATTATAAATTGTTTCTAATACCGTTATTAAATCATTAGCAGGTGGGATACCTAATGTTGATATTACATATTGCCCTTCAGGTATTTCTACTGGTGATGATAAATTACCTAAACCATCTTGAAATCTAAATATATTGTTTTGACTTGATCCATAACTTTCACCCCTTATATTAGGAAATACATTTGGAACTGTACATTCTTTAATCATAACTCTATTAACACCCTGTGATAAATTTCTCTCATTTAGTACTACTGTAAAATCACTATTACTATTTGATAAATTAACATCTTGATCATTAGATGATATAGTTACTAATTTTTCTAAACTCATTAATTATATTTATATATATTATAAAAATATAAAATAATTATTTACAATTTACTATTATGTCTAAATTTTCTCTAAATCTTTCATTAGGTGGACATCTAAAATTAATATGTAAAAAATTATATTGTTTGCTAGTTACATCTTTTACTAAATCCATAAATTGTTTTTTAGTTGTATTTGGTGGGGCATACTCTGTTGATATTAATTCTACCTCAGATGATGAAGAAGGAAAGAAGAATACGTTATTTGCTTGTAGTCTGCACATTCTTAAAGTCTGAGTATAACTTTGACCCAATAAGAATGTAGATATATTGATGTGTCTCCCTTGTATATAACATCGCTTAAAACTTTTAGTTCGTTGAAATTTAGGTTCTGATTGTATATCTTCAAATACTATTAATATCTTTGGTGCTTTATCTATTCCTCTATCTTTTACTAAGTTATCTTGAACTTCTAATATCTTGTCTAGTTTCTCAATATCAAAACTATTTATAATTCTTTTCTTAGGTAATTTCAAAAATCTTACTAAATCATCTTGATCAGCAGTGGGGCTGAAAAAAAATATTAAATCAAAATATTGAGACTTAGGGTCATTAATTTTTGTTCTCCCATAGAACTGTGGCCTTGTGAGTAAATTTACCATAAGTTGAGTTTTACCACTACCACTCTTACCATTAAATATAACTGCGCTTGGATGCTGGGGAATAATGTTGGCCTGCATCAAAGGGCGCTGTTTGATATTTGCTTTATTAGTTTTCATTGGTATAATCTTTAATAAATTACTTTGTTGTTCTTTTATCATTTCATCTTTCTTTTTCTTATTATCTTTCTTAACTACAATAGCTGCAAAATCATATCCCTCATTAGTGTCTTCATCTTGAGGTCTATCAGTTAAATTACTATTGAATTCAAACATATCACCAAATTTACTATCATATTCATTATCATCTATGACTTGTATATTTTCTAAGTCTAATAATTCCTGATCTAAATTAAAGTTATTCATAGTTATATATATATTATATTTATATAATTATATTACATTTAAAATTTATTAAACAACATAGGGATTTTACCATATAATATACTATTATTAATATCCTCATCTAATTGAGTTACATTGGTAAAATTTCTAAATGGGGATTGTATTTCAATAGCATTTGCTTGACTACTGGCATTATACCCACCATTACGCCCCCATAGAGATAATTGAGGCATTCCCCTATCATCAAAAAATTCTTCTTCGTTTTGTTGAAATCTCATCTCAGGTAATGCTGGTAATTGTTCGCCTATAAAGTGTTCAGTTAATTGTTCATTGGTAAAAGGTAGCGTATCATCAAACATAGGATGGACATCTACCCCTGCTCCTCTGTATCTTATTTCATCTTGTTGTAATGCTTGTAATTTAAGAGGATTTGTAGCAGCAGTTCCATTAGCACCTTCTGATGTTGGATTTACGAAGTCAAACATGACGAATTCATTTATATCTGCTTGTATTTGTTGGTCAGTTGGTTGAAATATATCTATTCCAGGTATTATAAATTTAGGTCTCAACTTTGAACCTCCCTTATCATCTTGTTGTACAACTTTTAAAGTATCAGCAGGTAATGTAATAGGTTTTCTTAATAATCTTTCTCCTACTTCACCAGCAAAACCACCAACAACACCACCACCAATAACACCACCAGGTATACCAGCTGCAGCACCAGCAGCAGCACCAAGAGCACCACCAACAGCACCACCTACTCCAGTTGTAACACCACCAGCAATACCACCAATAGCAGCAGCTGCAGCTACACCAATACCTGCCCCAACTGTTCCCATACCTGCTCTTTCAGGGACTTCTGCTTCAACATCTATACCTTGTTTAGGTTGTCCTTTTTGTTCTTCTTTTCTTTCTTGTTTTGGTAATCTATTTATTTCTCTTCTTATATTAATTTCATCATTTATAGCTCTTAATATATCATCTGTTGTAAAGTTAGGTTGTCCAAATGACATAGCAGATCCGCTTATATCATCTAAAAAATTATTAGTTCTTATATTTAATTGAGCTATAACATTTTCATCATCTATATTATCTGTAATTTGTTGTCTTAATAATTCACTTGTTAAATATATTTCATTTCTATTAATAGTTCCAAATATAGGGTCAGCATCTTGTAATGAATCTAATGATATATCTAGGGCAGCATTATAAGTTTCTATATATGATTGTTCAGCTTCTGGTATTTCTCTGATTGCTGATACTCTAGGTTCAACTGCTCCTGACACAGATACTCTATTAAAATATCTATCTATATTAACTCCACTATTTTGTGCAATATCTAATACTGAATTAATAACTGTTTGTCCTGCTGGACTAACTCCGGTATATAACATACCAAGGCCAATAACACCACGTAAAATATTTTGAGCTGATATATTGCCATTCAATATTTGTCTTACTTGTTGTCTAATTGCTTGTGGCGCTTGATTAACTAATTGATTAATACTTTGTTGATTTAGTTGTGCTGATTGTCTAATTGCTTCATTAAATCTATTAGTATCTAATGGTCTATTAATATTTTCTTCTTGTTGAACTTGTTCTGATCCACCTGATACTGCTTCTTGTTGAGCATCTTCTATTGGGTCTCCTCCTGCTCCTGCTTCTGGTGCTGCAGGTTGTCCTTGTTCAATACTACTATCTGTAATATTACCTTCAGATAATGTTTCAGGAGAACTAATATTTCTATTCTCTTCATCAAAGGCATCTATTAATGATTGCTGGTTTAATACTTGGTTTGTTATTTGTTCATATCTATCACTTAATCTTTTCATTACCATATTTATATTTGATCGTTCTCTTTCAACTTGTGCTGATTGTGGTGGTGCTCCTAATCTAACTGACCTTGCTAATTGGTCGGAATATTCAGATAATAACTGATCAGGTGTCATACGTGATAATGGTATTCTTTGTTCTTGTTCTATTTGTTCTTGTGCTTGTGTAGATGGTGGTAATATATTAGACGCGTTTATTTGTGGGTTAGGATTTTCAAATTGTTCTTGTCCTCTTGCTATTGCCTCTGCTTGTGTCTCTTTTCTTTCTGGTCTGCGTTCTTTTCGTGATGGAGTACCACTTGGTGTAGGTTGAATAGATGGCGATGGACTAGGTGCTGGTATACCTGATTGAAAAGGAACATCAAATATATTATTATATTGATTAATATTTGATATAATATTATTGGCTGCTTGTTCAGTTGATTGATTTTCTGTATTATCTAATATTCTTTGTGCTTCATCAATATTATTATTTAAATACTTCATAACTTTTTGTTTAGAAAATTTACCCTTATTAGTTGATAAATCTTTGACCATTCTATTTTTATTTGATTTCTCTTTTAATCTGTTGTATATTACTTGTAATAATGCTACAACATCTAATAAACTTGTTCTTCTCTTAGTCATTGAAAAATCCTTGATAGAACTCATTATTTTTTTTATTATATAATATTATTATAATATATAAAAATTATGAGCGATAATGATAATAAGAGTATTAAACTTACTAAAGAGGAGAAAGAGCGACAAGACGAACAAAATAAAATTATATTAGATGCTAAGGCATCATCAAAAACAAATATATTAAATACTATTAAATTTAATAATGAACTAGATAAAGAAGTATTTAATTTATTACCTCTATCAGATGCACAAAAAGAAGAATTATTATTATCAGTAGAATTTAATACTGATATAGAAACTATTACACATAAAGATTGGGATGGTAGGTTATCTCCTACAATTTCTAAGGGTCTTAATAATGATATAGAATGTATAGGCGGTTGTGATATTAAAAAAAAAAAAAATTTATTTGATATTAAACAAGAGATAGGAGAAGAATTAGAAAGTAAAGATTAATTATATAAATTAATATTATATATGGTTCAATTTAGAAAGAGTAAAACTAAATTTAAAAAATATGATGCGTTAACCCCTAAGGGTCGGTGGATACCTTTTGGTGATAAAAGATATCGCCAATATAGGGACACTACACCACTTAAACTATATAAAAATTTAGATCATAATGATCCTGAAAGACGTAAAAAATATAGAGCAAGACATAGAGAAATTAAATTAAAAGATGGTACACCTGCTTATTTAGATAAAGAACAAGCTGCATATTATAGTTTTAAATATCTATGGACTTAAAGAAATGTTAATACAAATAAATTTAATTTAGTTTATTATATATAAAAAATTATATATAGTATATAATAGGGATAGTATTATTCCTCAACCACCTTTATGAATGATTTTTACCGCTAATTAAAATTAAAATATTTGTTTGGATTGTGTAATATTTATTATAATTAATAATTTAATTTTCAAATTACATGTAGTATATTTTTTAGGGAAGCCCCCTTTAATCAATAATTTTGATGATTATATTTTTTATTTATTTTACGAGGCATTTAATAAGTAAAAGATTACATATTATTGATGATTGAGAATAAATGATTTATTAATATATTTTATATAAAGTTAATACTTTATAATTTTTGAGTTTTTAATAACATAGATCATTTTATAATATAACAATATTATATAATGACTTAAATAAATAACTATGTATATATATATATATAATGTGTGGGAGAAGTGAATTTAAAAATTTATTAAGTAAAATTAAATTGTATGGGTCAGATAATAAAAAATTAAATCTATGTGATTGGGAGCAGATAATATATGGTAATCCTCAATATTATCATACTATTAATTCTTGTGCATTAAAAAAATTTGAAAAGACAACAGAAAAAGAAAATATTAATATGAAAATATGTGGATGTAATAAAAAGAATTTAAAATATTCATCAGTGATATATAATACTAAAACTAATAATTATATTGTTGTTGGTTCTAGTTGTATTAAAAAATTATATAATTGCGATGAAATAGATTTAGAATCAGAAGAAATAGAAACATTAGCAAGATGGATTAATAAGCAAAAATATTTAAATTCACTAACTGAATTAAAATATAGTATTGAAAATAAAAAACCAATGGTTTTATATTCTACTGGATATATTATGGATACAAAATACTGCGAGTCTTGCTCCCAGTATGTATCAATCAAATTATTTAATAGACTAATGGATAGAGTTAATACATTAGGATATGATATGTATTATAAAAAAAGACTTGGTAAAAATTATATATTAATTAATAGTATATATGATATTGGTGAATACCTTGATACATACTGTAATACTTTACAAGTTAAACCATTTATTAAAAATAATAAATTAAGATTTCAATTAATAACTCCTAATATAAAAACTTATAAAGAAATCTTATTAAAAATGAGTGATGATGATGATTAACCATATTATATTATTATATAATATTGTTATTATATTATTATGCGTATTTATTATTATCCGTATTTATTATTATCTATTTTATTATTAAAATATATCTTTGTTATCTCATCATATATAAATCTAATATATCTATCTTTTGTAAAATAATCTTTTGGTATTATTTTATTTGCTAGTTCTCTATCTCTATCAGATAATAAATTATGTTCTTCTAATACCCAATCATCATAATATTGATCCAAATTATATTTTTCATTTATATAATTATAAATTCTTTTTATTCCTCTTTCATAACAATATAAATTATATTGTAATTGTAAGTTTAAATATATACCTTTCTTTTTAATATATAACTTTCTAGATCTAACTAAATCAATTATGTAATTTCTGACGTCATTGTCTATATATTTATATTCCCTTTCCTTTTCTGTAAAACTCCAACCAATATTCATATTATTATTATTATTAATAATATATTATATAATTATTTCTTTAAGTTATATTATTAATATTAAAATAAAAAAAAGACAAATACAGACACTTAAAAAAATAACAATATTATATATTAATAATAATATGGTTAATTATAAAAATTCTAAAATATATACTATCAGGTCTCATCACACAGATAAAATATATATCGGTTCAACGTGTAATGCTTTGCGTAAAAGATTATGGAGTCATAAAGCACATTATAAACTTTATTTGAATGGTAAGTATCATTATATGACATCATTTGAAATTGTTAAATATGATGATGCTTATATTGAATTAATTGAATTATATCCTTGTAATAGTAAAATAGAATTACACAAGAAAGAAGGACAATTAATTAGAGAATTAGATTGTGTTAATAAAGTTATACCAGATAGAACTAAAAAAGAATATAATAAAGAATATATGAAAGAATATAATAAAAAATATAATAAAAAATATAAAAAAAAATATTATAAAAACAATAAAGATAATATATTAGAAAAACGAAAAGAATATAGAGAAAATAATAAAAATAAAATAAAAGAATATTATCAACGCATTAAAAATAATATATTAGAAAAAAATAAAATAAAATATAATTGTTGTTGTGGTTCAATATATACATATCAACATAGAGCAAGACATAATAAAACAATCAAGCACAGAACATATATATTTAATTTACATAATGAATTAAACCATTTATAAGACGCCTCGCCATACTACGCGGGAGAGAGACAGACAGACAGAAATAATTTTTGGTATATGGTTTTAAAATATGGTCTGGTATCTTTCAAAGTTATATTATTATAATATTATTATTAATAGTATTATAATTATTTTAAATTTAAATTTATAAAAATAAACCACTAAAATAAGCCACTTATTATATAATTAATAAATATAGTTATTTATAGTATCTATAATTGAATAATATAAGTTTTTAGAAAGAATTTTAAAATTTATAAAGTGGATCATTTTTTTTCAAGTGGCTTTATTTTTATTAAGTGGTTTTTTTTATAAATTATATTATTACAGCGGATTATTTTGTATCAAGTTATTTATTATAGTCTTATTCGTTTTTGTATGTCTTGCTGTTTTATATCTCCATTAAGTTATAAATTACAATCTTAAATGCTATATTTATCATACTTAAAGAAAATTAAATCAAAATTACAAATAAAATCCAAAAAAAAATAAAAAAAAATAAAAAAATAAATTAAATGACAAATAATTCGGACGTAAAGAAATAACAATATAAATATACATATATTAGTATTTCTTTAAG